ATGGAAATTCATTGGATAGGTCATTTATATAGAGGTGTTGTTGGGTGTTCTTACAAACGAGAAGCTATATGGGCAACTGATGGTGAGAATGTAACTCACCGAGCCGATAACACGAACGTTTATCACCATCCTGATTTAACGAAATTTTTCACAGAAGAAATTTCTTTCACGGTGAATGTTAAAGGTAGTGTGGATAATCTTTTTTGGTTAACAATATGTCGTGGTGGAGTAAAACGAGTTCCAACGAGATTCTTAATTGACATTGATGTGATTGTTGATAAAAGCAATACTGGTTTAATAAATGATAGCCAGTTGAGTTTTTATCAAAAATTGAAAATGTCAATTATGAAAAATTGTTTATCTATAGATCAATATAAACAATTTATAGAGGCTGAATACAAAGAATTCTTAGCTCCTGTGTTTTTAAACACTATAACTAGGAATTTAGGTTTAACGAATTATACAAAATTTAATCATACTTTAAGTTTATCTGATGTTACTAATTCTAGAGATTATATGACTGTGTATGCTGCATTCCCTGAAATTGCAGCTATCGCTAGTTCATATACTGTAGAAGAAAGATATTGATTGACTATGGTTTATGGAGTTAGTTCGGTAAATCAATTTGTAGACCAGTCTCTAAATATATCCCGTAAAATAGTAGCTTTATTCAATAGCCCTCCTCCTGCTCACAAAATGGTAAGTTATGTGATAGGAGGTTTAGCTATTGGAGCCGGCATTTTAATGGGGTATTCTCGAATTAAATTAACTTTTAATAACTTATTTAAAGTGAGAGGCTCTCTATATGAGAACTCTTCTATGGTCAGCAAATCTACATTAGTGGATGTTATAACCAGCCCTAACCATTTGATAAATGTGTTAGTTGTAGCCCCTATTTTCGAGGAAATATTTAAAATGGCATTGGTTAAGTATTTAATTAGTCAAGGTTATTCTGGTTTTCTGTCGAAAATAGTGACTGGGTTACTCTGGGGGATCTTAGAAGGGTTTCCATTACCAACTATTTATATGGTTTTGAAGTGTATAATGCATGTTATTTTTAGTATTAATGATAACATTGTGTTAAATATTTTGAAACATTTAATATGGAATTTAGTTATCACTGTGGTAATGACTCACAGTGCCGCTCAATTGAGTGGTTCTCACTTGAAACTAGTTCTTTTGTTAATTTTAATGTATGGAACCAAGTTCATAATCTCCACGTATAGACGGAATTTGTATATAAATCTGGAAGAAGATAATTATAATTTTGATGAAATGAAAGATCATTATTATAGTGAAAATAGTCCTCAATTATATCCAATAGTTCCTCAAAAACCAGTATTATTTTCTCCTAATGAAAGCTTTGTATATAAGACGGTGCCGAATAAAATAAACCATATAGATTTTGAACAACCTCCTAGAACTGTCGTTCATGGAGACTTGGACTTAATTACGGATGGATCTCATCCCAAATTTACAATTCCTGAAAGGACTTTTCAGGTAGGTTTATTTTTTGGAAACGTCCCTATACGAGCTCCCTTGAAATGTGC